CTCTGTCTGACTCTAGGGTTATTGAGTCACTGACACTTAATGATGCTACAACTATTCCTAGCATTGCTGCATCTACATCTGAAATTGAAGTAACAACTAAGACTGATCATGGTTACTTTGCAGGTCAGTTTGTCGCTATTTCTAATACGAATATCGATAGTGTATTAGAAGGTATCTTCCCTATCAAGTCTATTGATCAAAATGATCCACGTAAATTTACATATGAAGTAGCGATAGTTGTTAGTGCCATTGGAACTAGTATTGCTTCTGGTGATACTATTAGTGTTGATACTACACCAGCACTCGGTCAGAACGCTCAGACGCTCGCTGAAGTTGATAGTGTAGAGTCTGCCTCTCCATATGTCTTTAACGTATCGATCCGCTCTACGTGGGGTATCTGTGGTATCTGGGCGAACGGTCTGAAGGCGACTGGATTCAAGTCAATGGTCATAGCTCAATATACTGGGGTGAGCCTTCAAAAAGATGATAGAGCATTCCTCCGTTATGAAGAATATTCCAATACTTGGAACCAAGCATCACTAACTGATGCATTTGCTACTGTTCCTTATCACGCTAAGGGTGATTCTTATTGGAAGGATGACTGGAGAACCTTCCACGTTAAAGCATCAGAAGATGCATTCATCCAGAACGTTTCTATCTTCGCTGTTGGTTTTGCTGATCACTTCCTAATGGAAAGTGGTGGTGATATGTCTATCACCAACTCGAACTCTAACTTTGGTAATACATCACTTCATGCGATTGGTTTCAAAGGTTTCGCCTTCAACCAAGATAAGGGTGGTTTCATTACCGACATCATTCCACCAAAGAGAGTTGTTGAAAATTCTTCTACCGAGAAGAAAGTACAATACTACACTATTGATATCAAAGGAACCGTTTCTGATTCTACCAATTACACTAAGTTATTCTTAGGCAGTGAAGATATTGTAACTCCAGATGCACGTCCGGCTGTTACTTTAGATGGTTTTAGAATTGGTGCAAAATCTAGTGAAAAACTATATGTTAGACTAGACCCAGCAGTTTCTGGTGGTGCTGAAATTTTCAATGTTTCTTTGCAACCAACAGGTTTTGTTAAGTATGTTGCTGCTCCTTCTATTCTTAATCCTAGTGGAACAGCAATTAATAATGTCAATGCTGATGCTGCTAATTTAATTGAAAGTAACCGTAAGATGATCCAGGAGGAAGTCTTTGGTTATATTCTAGAGAAGTATCCTAGACTTCAAAATATTTCTTATGTTAATCCTGGTCGCGATCCTAACGCTAATAGGTTCTTTGATGGTGCTAATTTAATTATTAACAACAGAACTGAAATTGTTAATGAAGTTATTACATCAACTTCGCAATATGATACATCTTCTCCTATCACTTCGGATGATGTCCGTGAAATGGTAGATGCTATTACTGAAGACATCAGAGATGGTGGAAATTCTAATATTATTGCATTGACTAAAACATATTTTAATGGAATTGGTCAGATAAACAAATATGCCAATAAAGTTAGCACTGTAATGTGGGCAATTGCCAGAACAAGGGATCTTTGTAAAAAAGCAATTGGTAACTTACTAACAGTTAAAGCAAATCTATATGATCCAAATCCAAATAGTGCTTTAACTGGATATTCTAATCTACCAATTGGAAATATTACTGCTGGATCAATTGGATCTGATAATGTTAATGGAGTTACGATTGATTCTTCATCAACAATAGACCCTGCATCAAGATACAGAGAAACTTGGAATTTAATTCAAAGTAACAGAGATTATATTTTAGACAATGCACTTGCAGAAATTGCTGTTTATGATGAAACGCCATTTTTCTCTTTCCCTGGAGATCCTAGCGAGACAACTAGATCTAGATTTAAGACAGCATATCGTTTGATTAGACGTAACAAAGATGATGCTCAAAGTTACGCTATCAATCAAATTCAAACTCAGTTCCCGTCTTTTGTATTTCCTGGTGGTTCTTCTACAAAGTGTCGTAGAGATATTGGATACTTTATTGATGCTGTAGCGATGGATGTTTTCTTGGGTGGTAATTTATGGACTAGAACATTTATTTCTAAGTATTTTGAATCTGGTGGTCAAAGTTGGATTACTGGTGGATTGCAAGGAGAAGAATCACAGAGTAATTTTGGATTTAATGCTGCTAGAGATCGTTTAATTGAAGCGGTAAGTAATCAATTATCTTCTGGTTATACTGATACTACAGTTTCTCCTGGAGAAGCAGTGTATGGTGATGGTAATGGTGATATTGCAAATACAAACAGTGCTGCTTGTAATGATGTTCAAAATGCAATTTCATCTTTGACATCTATTGTTACTCAAGTAGTTTCTGATGGCAATACAGATTCTATTTCAGTTTCAACAAATCCAAATTATGTAACACCAACAAGTAGAGTTCTGCAAACAGGTGAATCTAAGTGTCGTAGAGATATTGGTTATATTGTAGATGCTGTTAAGCAAGATCTTTGGTTTGGTGGCAATGCATATTCTGTAACAGCCGCTAAAGCATATTTTGATGCTTCTCAGACACCTATTAGTAATGGTTTACTTGGAGAAGAGTCTCAATCAATTGTTGCATTTAAGCGTGCTTCAGATGCCATTAACCTAGCTATTAACAATCAACTATATTACAAAGATAATACAATTACGCTGGATCAAGTTGGTGATCCTCCAATCGTATCTGATATGAATGCAGATGCATATGACATGGTTCTGGACAATAAGAATTTCCTTGCCTTTGAAGGTTATGAACGCATGTTAAGTGCATTTCCTTCATATACACCACAGACAACTAATACTGCACAAGACTGTAAAGACGATGTTATAAATGTCTTGGAAGAGGTTATGTATGATGTTAAGTTTGGTGGTAATGCTAGGGCATATGATTCTGCTGAAATTTACATTACTAATGTAATGCCATATTTCGGTGCTAGTAAGAGAACTAAAGAGTTTACCCCAACTAACGTCGCGTATGATCCTGCAACAGGAGTTTCTGTATTAACTATTCCTGGTCATGATATGACAGAGGGTAACTATATTAAACTCAAGGATAATTCCATCACAATGACATGTGCGATGGATAATAATCAAACGCAACATACATATCCACGCCCTACTGATGCTAATTCTGGACAGTGGACGCAAATTATTTCCACTACAGAATCTACAGTTACTGTTAACGTTGGTGTATCTGGTCCTGATGTTACTTTTACCCCACAAATAGGAACTACATATGATTCCACTTCGGGTGAAATGGTAATTGAAATTGGAGCACATACTTTAAGTGTTGGTGAAGGAGTTGTTCTTCTTGACAATTCATTCACATTCACTTGTGCTCAAGACGGTAATCTTACACAGAATACTTATCCACGTCAAGGACAAGATCCTTTTGCTGGAAGATCTATTCCAATTACTGCAAGAACTGCAACTACAATTACAATTAATGTTGGGGATGCTGGAACTGCATCTGGTGTGGCTCATACATTTGTTTCTGCTAATCCTAATGCAGTTCAACATCTACCACAACGTGCTCATACTTTTGTCAGTGCAGCAACCAACTCTGTTAAGTATGGTGTTGCAGCAGAAACATTTATCGATGCTGAACGTGACGAAGCAGCAAGAGTATTTACGGAAGTTAGAAACTTAATTCCTGATATTTTAAGAAGAAATACTATTACTGGTTTAAGTATTGCTAATGGATTCACTCAAGTCATTGATACGACAGTTACAGATGACTGGGATACTCCAGCATGTGCAACTGCTATTTCTGCAGTTCAATCTGGATTAGATACGATTATTCAAGCAATTGGTACGGATGCTGGTGTTGGCAACTTAACTGGAATTACCAGAACAGAACCAACACAACCATCGACATCTGATGTATTGCCTCAACCTGGTGGATATACTCCAGGTAATTGTTCTGATGTTGTATCTACAGTTAATACTCTTATTAGTATTATTTGTGATTCTACAGCAGCAGGAGATCTATCATCTCTTCCCCCAGTAGATAATGGTCTTTGGGATTGTGCTAATGTTCGAACTTCTATTGAAACATTATCTGATATTTTTTCAGATGCAGTTCAATTTGGAACTTTAAATGAACTTCCTGTTCAATCTTCTGGTGGTTATTCCACAGATGCTACGCAATCTAAGTGTTATAGAGACGTTTCTTATATTGTTGATGCTGTTGTTAATGACTTAAGACTTGGTGGTAACATCAATAGTATTCAAGCTGGTGAAGCATACTTTGTTGGTATGAATTTAGAATATATTGATGGCGAAAAATCTGAGACTCTGGATGCTTGGAGTTATGTTGGAAACATGGCAATCGCAGCAATGCGTAACTTTGATTTCTTGGCATTTAATTGTGGCATTACAACCGGATCTGCAATTGTTGATATTGGTGATACTAGTGGTGTTCTAATTGGAATGGAAGTGGTTGAATATGATAACAGCAACGTTTCTAACCCTGCATATGTAAATGGTCTTTTGCAAAGTGGATCAACTCCTCTTTATACTTCTATTCCTGAAGGGACATACGTAAAGAGTATTGTAAGCAGTAGCACAATTGAACTTGGAACTAAAAACTCCAGATTATCTGTTGGATCTTTAGTTAATGCCTTACAAACAAGCACTAGCATCGATTTATATTTCTCATTTGGAAATGGTCAATGGGCAGATACACTACCTAAAACTGTGGTTGTTGGACCTACAGGAACTGGTGCTGATGTTATTCAAGATACGTTAACTTCTCCTACTCGTCGCGAATGTGCTCCAACTGCATCTGCTATCACTACTTTGATTGGTAATATCAATACTATTATCAATAGTGGTGTTGGTAGTGTTGCTAGACAAGAACCAACTGCTGGTATTGGGGCATTCACAAATAGAGCAACTGTATTTACAATTGATACAACAGGAACAGGTGCTTCTAATCCACATGATTTTGAAACTGGAACACCTGTACGACTTGCTCCTCGTCCTCGTTTTGATACAGTAACTAACAAATATGTTGATGTTGATAAGCGTCTTATTAGATTGCCTAATGGTTTTGAGACGAACAGAACTTATTATGTAATTGCTCCTGGCAGAACAACAAAACCAGCAGATTATTCTGATACTACTTTATTCAATGGTAGTGATCAAACTAAATTAATGCTTGCAACTTCTAAAGAGAATGCTGCAGCAGGTATTTACATCTACTCATCTGAATCTAATAGTATTGATGCTAATGTAGAGATTGATATCTATCAATTTGTTCTCGATCAAAGTTATGATCTTCATGAATACGAAGGTTCAATAACTACAACAGTTGAAGGTGGAATTCAAACAAATGTTTCCAATATTTTTGATGTTCCATTTGCTTCTGTAACCGAGCAAAAAGTATTCTTTAGACCTACTGATGGAAGTTCTTTACCTCTAGTTAGTACAACTGATGCATCTAATCCGGAAATTGCCGTTACCGATGTAACTAGTGCAGATATTGGTAGAATTAATCCAAACAAAGAATTCTTTGTTAGATATCAAAATAGTAAAGTCTTTACAATTCATATAACTAAAGCAGATTCTATTAATAATGTAAATCCAGTAAGGTTTATTGGTGGTCAGAGTCTTAAGTTTAATGTTTATGCTAACAAACGTAGAAGTCCTGTTAGATTTGATCCAGGTTTCCAGTTAGATTCTGTTACTACTGGTAAATGGTATTTGCAATGTATTGACGAAGGTTCTAGTACTATTCTTCAAGATACTAGAGAAGAAAATATTTTCTGGAGAATTAAGCAATCTGATTATAGTGATAGAGCAAGAACAACTGATTCTTGGTTTATCAGAACGGAAGACGAGAGAAAAGCAGAAGATAGAACATATAAGATTCGTTATGTCATTCCTAGTTACCTTGAGAATGCTAGAGATCCTATTAATGGATTTGTTCTTAAAACAAGAACTGATGATACTCGTAGGTTAGTTCCACAAGTTGTAACTTTAAAACCGGTTGTGGGTAATGTTTATGGTGCTAGATTTGAAAACCCTGTTCAAGCTGGTGAATTTATTGGTCAGACTACACAACAACTTGGTGGTTTAGCAAATGAACAATCTTATGATCCTTATAGAAAAGATCAAACTAATAGTGGCACTGAGTATAGAAAGTTTGCTAAATTCTCATCTGGATTGCAGGCAACCATTCAATCTGCTCGTTATGTAGAAGATCCTATTGATTCTACGATTAAATATTTACAACTGAGTCTTGTTGACCATACTGTTGATAGTTTAAACTTCCCTGGTCTTAGAAACGAACAGTTTACTACTATTCCAATTTCTGCTCCTCAAGGTGGAACATTTGTAACTAATAAAACAGCAAACATTGCTTCTTCTCAGATTCAATGGACTGGTTATTCCTCTGGTCTTGCTAACATTCATGCATATCTAACCATTAATGGTTTTCACTACTTAATTGTTAAAAATATTCGTGGTGGAAAACTTGAGTATAGTGAGTTTTCAAATACTAGATTTACACAAGGAACGGTATTTGCTGATATGCTTGATGATCAAGACATGGGCAAATCGTTACCTTTAAAAACACTAATTGGAAAAAATTATCCCCAATATTTTTACAAGCAAAACGGCGCTAATGTTTATACCATTACTCCTGGTGATCGTATTACTGATGACGATGGTATTGAATATTTTGTTGATAGTGTTGCAGATGCAGGAGTTATCGAAGATACTTTCTATGTCTTTAGTTATGAAACACTACAACGTAGAATTTCAGGTCAGCAAGATGGTATCTATTATCTTTCTTGCTTACGTGGTAACATTTCTCCATTCCCAACAGGTGCTGGTGTTGCAGAGAACTTTAAAAAGTTTAAATTCTCTCAACCTGTAAGTAGACTATTCCCTTTAAACTATAAGAATGATCCACTTTGGTTCCAAAAGAATGGAACAACAGCAGAAGAACTTAACTTTGCTTCACAACAATTAGATCCACCACCAACATATTCTGCTGCTGACAACTATGTTCATGGTCTTGTCACAGTTAATGATAATAAGAATTCTGTAACTAGGGAATTAGTTGAAGATTTTCTTAATAACCCAGCATTTATTATTAACACATATACTGGTGTTAATAAAATTGGAGCACAGGAAGGTAATGCAACTTCTGGTTCCGAAGATAGATTAATTCCTATTGTTGGCGATAGTCGAGTATTAGTTGATCAACGTTATTATGTTGAACTTAGAAGACCTTCTATTGCTCGTGCTGGCAATCACACGTTTGAGTATCTTGGATTCGGTCCAGGAAACTACTCCACAGGTCTCCCAGCGCGTCAGGAAGTTGTCTTAACAGCTGAAGAAGACTTCTACGCACAAAGTAAGAAAGAAGACGGTGGTATCGTCTTCTACACGGGTCTAAATTCCAACGGTGATCTCTATATTGGTAATCGTAAGATTAATGCTATTACAGGTGAAGAAACATTCCTTGAAGCAGCAGTTCTTCAAGATAGCGAAGATGAAAATGATTCTATTGGAAACTTAGTTACATCTTTTGATACTCCTGTAACTTTCAATCAAAATATCACGGTTGTTGGTGGAGATGGAACCTTACAAAATGTTTTCCAGTCACCATTAATTGTTTCGGTACAAGATAATGATCTTACTGAAATTAGAGATTCTTTAATTATTCGTTCTAATGTATCTTCTGTTGATCCGGTAACTCAATTTGAGCAAGATGAATTACTAGACAGAACATCGTTCTCTAATCCTGGTTCTCCATTAGATGGAGATATTAGAATCAGTAAGAATAGAATTAATGCTGCTATTTTCGGTTGGAATCCTAGAGGAAAGGGTCAAAAATATCAGATCCAAACTCATACTACTAATGGTGCTCCTTCAAACATTACACCAAACAATAATAATACTATTGCTGCTGGTGGTGATAGACTATTCCTTAATCAAGTAACTAATTATAGTGGTGTTCAACCATCCTCTGGTGATATTTTATTCAAAGGAAAGGAGTTAGGCAAATCTGGATCAATTGGGTGGACACTTTGTAATTTCTTCTCTGATATTGCAACTAATCAAATTTTCAGTATTGAATTTAATGGAACAAATGTTGTTAAGTTGACATTTATTCAACAGGGAACTGGACTTCCGATCCAAAATAATGCTATTGGTTTAGACTCTGGTTCGCAAATTAGATTTTCTAATTATCCAAACCCATTGCTTAACGGAACGTGGACAGTATTCAGTCCAAATGGAGATCCTTTCTTACCAACTAATAACTATATTCAATTCCAAATTAATGATAATATTACAATTGAAACTATTAGTTGGAATGGCGCTGGAGGTATTTTAACACAATCGGCATCTACTCTTGTAGAATTTGCTAATTTTGGTTGGAAAGAATTTGGAGTTATTGGTGGTGAAGCAATCAGAACTGAGACTGAAACTATTGGTGACTATAAGTTAGGTGTTAATACTATTGCACGTTCTGCTCATGAAGCATCTCAAAATGCATTTGTTTCTGTTGAAACAGGACCAAGAGCAAACTTAGATGTTGTAGGCACTGCATTCATTAGTGGTAAGAAAATTAATTCTTACTTAACGGAAGTTGGTAACGTTAAAACTGAAACTAATCAAGATAATGCATTTTTGGTTGGTGGTGATAGCACAACACCAAATGATCCTGCTGTGTTGAGAGTGATGACTACCAATGGCGGTAGGTTGGGCATTAATACATCTCTTGGTGATACTATCAATCCTTCGAATAATCTTGATACTGATTTTGTTGTAGTTGGTGATTCTAGAATGCAGGGTAATTTGAACCTTGCACTAGATCTTCAAGTTAATGGTGGAGATATTACAAGTACAAATGGCACATTTAACTTTGTAAATCAAGGACCAACTATCTTTAATGCTGCTGGTGATGCCACTCAAGTAAATATATTTGGTGGAGCAACAGGAGAGCAAACTATTAGAGTTGGTAGCGGATCAACTAACCAAACATTATTAATTGGTGAAGCAGCTGCTATTGGAAACTTAAGAATTCACAGAAATGTGACTTCTTCTACAGTTGAGATTGGAACTTCTGATAATAATACGACATCTATTTCTAGAGTATTCCTTGGTGGTGCATTTGAATCACGTTCAACTACAAATTCGATTGCAGAAATTAGAACATTCCAGACTAAGATCTTTGGTAATCTAGAGATAGGAAGTGGATATGGTTCAGGTCAAGATGGTCCAGCAACACTTTCTACTCGTTGTAGAGTTGCCAGCATATTTGCTGGAGATGAAACAAATACTGTAAATCTTGCAACAAATGCAACTACATTTACTCTTGGTTCTACTGGTGGAACAACTACAATTAGAAATACCTTAAATGTTCTTGCTTCTGCAATTGTTGAAGGTAACATTAGACTAGATGGTGGTTTAAATGCTGGTATTATCAAGGTTTCAAGAGGTAGATTTGGAACGACACCGGTTGCTCACTTAATTGCTGGTGTTAATAATCCAAATATTGATTTCTATAAGTATAATGCTACTGGAAAACTTATTGATACTGCAGGTGTTTCTCCTTGGGGTGGAACTAACTTCTTAGTTGCTGGTGGACAGGTTGCATCTATTGATACAATTACTGGAGACAATGATAATTCTAGGGTTGTTAGCAACTACCCATTCGTAACTGCAACTAGTAGTGGTGCAGGACAGGGAGCATCATTTACAGTTATTGTAAGATCTGATTTTACTATCGATATTACAATTAATAGTCCTGGTGAAGGATATTCTGTTGGAGAAATTCTTACAATCACTGACACACAATTAGGTGGTGGTGGAGCTGCAGATATCACATTTAGAGTTGCTCAAGTAAATTCTGGTGGATCTACTTATTTCTTACCAATTACTACACCAGCAACATCTGATTTTAGAGTTGGTGATCTTTTGCTTATTGATAGAGAAGATGCACAAAGTCCTGAAGTTGGTGGAAATAGAGATGAAGCGCAAAGTGAAATTGTTAGAATTGAGGGTCTAGCAAACGTTGCAAATGCTGCAGATCCAAATGGATATCGACTAATTGTTTCTAGAGGACAAGAAGGAACTACTCTTGCAACTAATCATCCCGATAATTGTGTAATCGCAAGACTAGAAAAACAGTCAAATGCTTCTTATATTACTGGTTCTGATCTTAACAACAACGGTGTTTTGGATGAACCTTTATCTGGTATTGGTGGTGGTTCTGTTGATGTCAATATTGGTGTTGCTGAATTTGGTGGAACTTTATCTACTAGAGATTTTATTAGACTAACAGGAACTGAATTTGTATCAATTGTTGAACTTATTACTACTTCACCTCAGACATTAAGTGTCAATGATGGTGGATCTCCTGCTGCTGAAGTATTCAAAGTAGAATCTACTACTGGTGATACTTACATCTTTGGCGACATCCTTGCCGGATCTGGATTTAATAAGTTTACTGTCAATTCTGAAACAGGTAACACTAATATTGCTGGAACCTTAACAACAGAGAATAGTATCACACTTAATGGTGCTGGTTTAGCAGGTAATGAATACTTTAAGATCACTAATGGTGGTCCTTATGTTGATCCGGATCCTACTAATAATATTCCTTTAGTAACAACATTTGAAATTGATTCTGCCAACGGTAATATTATTAACCGTGGTGGAAATATGCAGTTCTTCAACCTAGCGGGTGATACTTTAAGACTTGATTTTGTTAATTCTTCTGGGGATTTTAAGGTATTTGGTTCATTCTCTGCTTTAGGATCAGGTGCTAGTAGATTTGGTGGTCCTATTATTATTGGTAACGTATTTGGAACTGATAATAATACAAATGAATTTAAATACAATGAAGATTGTGATTTAACTATTAATGGTGGAGATCTCACAATCAATAGTGTTATCAATGGTTCTGCAGTAGAGACATTTAAAGTTTCTAATAATGGTTCTCTTAAAGTTGCTGGAATTGATAACTACATTTCAAGTAGTGGTGGTGAACTTTGGTTATATGAAAATAGTGCAATTATCCAAGCAGAACAAAATAGAAATTATTTTGTTAATTGCCAAAACTCTGTAACGTTAATTAAATTGCCACCAGATGCTCAAATGGGTGACACTATTAGTATTATAGATACTAGTGGTAGTCTAACATTCAATCAGACCTTGGTTGTTAGAGCACAAGATGACATCAGTGTTCAAGGTGATAGATCAAATACTGGATCTAACATGTTAGTTGGTATTCCACCTTCAAGTTATGCTGGATTTAATGGTGGTGAATTAGTAGTACAAACACCAAATGCAGCATTCACATTAGTTTTTGCTGGTTCTACTACTGCTGGAGGAAATCCAGGTGCTGCTGGCAATCAAGTCGGATGGTATCTAAAGGACGTATAATAAAAATGGCATTTTACCAAGAAACAAGGACCATGCGAGCTGCTGTTATCGGCACAATTATGCCATGGTCTGGTACATTAAGCGGCATACCTGCAGGGTGGATTATATGTGATGGATCCTCAAAAGAAGCAGATGAATATCCTTTATTGGTTCAGTCAATTGGGGACACATATAATTTAAGTGGGAGTGGTAATTTAGGTGGAGGATTTCCGAATTATAGTGGACAATTTACTTTACCTAATTTAGTTGATGGGAGATATTTGGCAGACTATGAGGTAGATTATTTTGTTTCTGGAACGGGAACTGATAGTCCTATTGAATTAGATTCTGATGCTAGAAATCTAATTGAACCTTTTATTGGTGAAAATACTGACAATGGTGTTCCAATCATTTTTAATGATGTTTTTACTGATGTGGAATTTACATTAAATGATAGAAGTGGTTACGCTGGAAATATTAAGGGAAATACAATTATTCCTGGACAAGGAATTAGACCTGTCTTTATTGGTGGTAGAAAATTGGGTAATGGTCATGTAAGATCACACGCACATCCAGGGGTTTATTCTACTATAGATGATTCACAGAGAAATAGACCTGGACTTGGTGTTATTCCATACGACAACATTACGGCAACTTTTAATTATGCTTCATTTGACGATCGGCAGATTGTATCAATTTTAGGTATACCAGTTGATGTTACTGGTCCCGTAGGAGTTGATGAAGCGAGGTTTGGAGTAGAGTGGTATGCTCCTGATGGAAATACTGATATTGGTAGCAATAATACTTGGGACTCAAGTTTCTCTAGTTTTAGTGGTTTTGGTGGAGGACTTCCTGGTAGAACTATGGCTCAAGTTCGAGGTGAAAATCCACCCGTTAATCTAACTCCCCTCTTTGCCACTTTTACCCCTGTTGTTAATTTTTCTGAGTGGACCCAGAGAGCAATTGATAGTGAGGATACAATTAATTTTGGACTTTTTGGTCAAAGTTTTTCTATTCCTCAAGGATTTAGAAATAACTATAATACTCTTCCTGCAGACCCCAATGATAGATATTCTACTTTCGTGAGCAATCCTCAAAGTGCTTGGCAAGAAACAGATTTCCCAGCACATGGACATGATCCATTTGATGTTGTCTTCAATCAAAATAGTTTAAAACCTCAACCAGGTCTGGTAGCTAGTGTAAATGTTCCACCACAAACTCTACTGGATAATGCATCTAATGTTGGTGCATTGCAGATTAATATGAATACGTCTCAACCTTCGTTAACTTGTATATACATTATCCGAGCATATTAAAATGTCAAATTACACCAGAGAAAAATCAAAATACGGGGGTTGTGTTGGTAGCATCATTATCCACACAACACCAGGACTGGGATTAGTAAATGATCCTAGTAGTGCTCAGTTTAGACAAAAAATTCCGGGTGGTTATTTGAGATGTGATGGTTCTATTCTAAATTCAAAAGATTATCTTGCTTTATCCAATCTTTTAGGATCTGGTGAGGCAACTAGATTTATTAAACCAGGAACTACTCCAAGAGAACCAGATGTAGCAATTAATGATCTAGGTCAGTTTTCTTTACCTGATCTTGGATCAAAAGTAATTGTAGGTGGTAGAGGAACTGGAATTTATAATAATTATGTTGTAGAAAGAGAAACTGAAAGTAATGTTATAACTACAAGGACAGGTCCTCAAATAGCAGTTACTAGTAATTTTGGAAATCAAATTGAATCGAGTTATATTGGAAATGTAAATGTTGTTGCTCAATCTGCTTTGCAAATGGTCGGAAATGCACGATTTAATGTTCAGCAACAAACTACAGAAACTGTCTTAAATATTGAAAATTTTCAAGGTCATGCACATAGATCAAACCAAAAATTCTTACAATATTCTGCTGAACACGAAGTTGGTGCTTTTGGTGGTAAAGATCGTGCTCAGAGAGAAGGAGCTAGTGGGTCTGGAAATTCACTAGACGTTAGTAACGATTGGGATCAAGGAGCATCTACACACTCACATCGAATTACAAGACCTTTCAGTTATGGAGGTGAATTTTTATATTCTTATGGTAATACTAATATTGACATGTCAAGTGTTCAAGTATCTCTTGATGTGGATGTATCAGACGAAGAAAAATTGGATGAGTTATCAACTCCTTTTTTGTTAGTAGAGTATCTAATTAAATTCTAAAAATGTCACATCAACAGTTTCCGGTAATATCGTATAAAATTCCAAAAATCATTGAATATCAATGTAAATCTTTTGATGTTTCCTATTCTTTAGAAAATGCGGAACTTGGTTCCACAATGGCAATAAGATATCAATATTCTGATAGTAAAAAATTAGTTGAAACTTTAAGTTTAGATGGAGACACTGGAATAGTGTCTGTAGAAGTAGAATGGAGTGTACAAGGACCTATATCTCTTGAAATTTCTTTTTCTGCTGAGGGAGAGGGTGGTGTTAGTGCATCTGCTCCTGAACTTATTGGTGTAAATAATGTTATAGCATCTCCAGGAACACCTACAAAATATAAGTATAAATCATTAGCAGAAGAAAATGCTATTGTTCCTATTTCAGAAGCAAAAGTAGCAAAATCTGCTACACCAGAAGAATTGGCGGCATTAATTAACTGTATTTCTGTTATTGATGAAACATCTAATAGTACATATTCAACTAATGCATCTTTACTTAATCAAATATGGAATGGAAGTCCGGCAGTTGTTGGTGGTACTGTAGATAATCGTAGAGGATTTAGGACAGCATTTCCATTTAGAACGTTCTGGATTTTAGATCCAGAACTGCAGTCTACATCCCGAAATATTAATTTGCCTACAGCATATAATGGAGATCCTAATACAAATGGTCCAATTCGTGTTAATCGCGATGAAGGAAATGCTGCTAATAGATCTGAATGGTTTGATATTTGTGGATTAAATAATGTCCCTGCAGGAACATATGTGTCTTTATGGATTGATATTTCCGGTTCAATGAGACTCTCTACAGTTCAGGCATCGTATGATCGTTTTATATCACGTTGTAATGCTGCAGGATTAATTGTTGTTCAAAACTTCAGTGCCGCTGGTGAAAGATATATTGAACAACATATTGCATATTTTCCTCCTAGTGGTAGATTAAAAATTGTTAATAATGCTGGAAATGAAGTAGATACTATACAAATTATATCAGGAGAAACCGTTACATTAAGATGGGTTATATTTGGTGATGTTGCTGGTGTTACTATTTCTCCTAATGTTATATCTTCTACAAATCCTCTTAATTTTGCCAATGATATTACTGTAAGTCCAACTCAAAATACAACATATAGTTTGATTGCATTTGGAATTGGAAGTGGAAGTTTAAGTGATAATGTTACAGTTAATGTATATGTTCCTCCTATAATGTTCATGAACATTTCAGGAACTGATCCTATTATTAGAGGATCTTGTACAACTATTCAGTGGGGTAAAATTGAGGGTGATGCAAGTAGAGTTGTCTGGACGGCAGGAAACATTTCTAGTGCAAATGTAACAGGATCGGAACAGGTTTGTCCACAATCAACAACAACTTTCACTGGAAAATTGCAATTTCGTATTGGTGGAGTTGTTATACTCGAATCTCCAGAAGTATCAGTAACAGTTACTGTATACAATCCACCAACTGCTAGTATATCTTCTCCAAATTCAGTAAATTATAATTCTGGTGGGGCAAATGGTAACGTTAATCTTTCATATAGTTTTAGATATGCTAACACTAGCGTAGAAATAACACCAACATATAGCTATTATACTGCAACTGGAGGAACAGAAGATGTTGTTGGAAGTGCAGTTACTATTACTCCAATAAGCACTAGTTCAGAATCCGGACCATTAATTACAGGAAGTGCTAATATACCTACACCATGGAATGATTTTGGTCCATATCAAATTAGTTATAGTATTTCAGCAATAGGCGATGGTGGAACAGTATTTGACTCTAGTGATACTACAGTTGTTATTGATCAACTACCAAATAATTTTAATATTCCTGAGAGTGAAGATTTGATCAAAAATGAACAACTAGTACTTAGTCCAGATACTGAAATCTTAACCGAACTTATACTCATAGACGATATTGATATTCCTGTAGAAATTAAAGCGAATCGGGCAATTTTGGTTGATAAGAATAGGCAAGAGGATTGGATTAAAGTTCGATCTATTTAATCTTAAACTAAATAGTAAGACTGAAACTGTAAGTTAAGGAATGACCTATACATTTGCGCCTAATGATGAACCACTGTTCGTTGATCAGGGTGACTATGTGCAGTTTAGATTTAAAGCACCCAATAATTGGAACACCACAGAAACAGTAAGAGTTGAAGTTGGTGAACTAGTCCAATTCTGGTTACTTACAACAATTCCTGAAGATTTTACTCCAGATCCATTTCCTTTTCTTGATTATGAACCCGCTGCGTTAAATACTAGATATGTTTATGGTGATGGCAATCGTCCTGCAGAGAATATTATTACAGTTAGCGGATTAACACCAACAACTCAAGCACCTATTCGTATAACCTCTTCTTTATTTGGGGGTGTTGATCTATATTCTTTGAGAATCGATCCAGTAGATCAAGGTGGTGGATTTGGTCCTTGGATACAACCAGGTGGATCACAAACAGTTGAAAATGGCGATAGAGTTCAGATAAGATCTACTTCATCTGAGTTTCCTGCTGATATTACTAGAACTACTTTAACAATTGGAACATCGTCATCTACATGGGAAATTATAACCCAAGGACAACCACAAAATATTCCTTTTCCGTTTCCAACTTTTACAGATTTAGTTGATCAACCAACGAATACACTTATATACAGTGATGTGATTCGTATCCAAGGATTGATTGCTGATGCATTTTTAGTATTAAATCCTTCTACAGGAGCAACAGCACGTTGGGCAGTTTCTTCTCAAAATGTCACCACAACAAATGCTCAGGGATTTGCTATTTTAAATGGTGTTACATTTAGTGAAAATCCAGCAGATGTAAGTAATGGAGATTACTTACAATTACAAATTCTTTCTTCTCCAAGTGGTCTTACTCCAGTCTTTGCAGATCTTACTATTGGAGATGGTGCAAATCTTTCGACGTGGACAGTAACTACTGATAATGCTCCTTCTACATCTCCTACCCCATTTCAATTTAATGATCGCACAGGTGTTCCTGAAAATACTTTAATTCAATCAAACACGAGAACTATAACTGGATTAGGTGTTCCTGTTGAAGTTAGTCTTCTCAACACAGATTCCGCTGAGGTTAGTGTAAAAATTAATGATGGATCTGTAGGAACGTTTCCTGTAACTGTAGAAAATAATGATACTATAACAGTATACATGAGATCCAGTGCAGTATTCAGTGAATTTAGAGAATTAACTATTAGAGTTGGAACACTTGATATCAATCCATGGACTATTCAGACAAATGCTGGTCCAGATACTGATGCAATTTTTACTCCACCAGCTAATAAAATAAATCAATACCCAGATACATTTATCTCCAGCTCTGCAATAATTGTAGAAGGAATTAATAGACCAATTACAATTTCTGCAACAAATAATGCATTAATTTCAATTGATTTTGATACACCAAGTGCAAGTCCTAGAATATTTAATCCAAATCAAAATGCCAGTTTTTATATATCTTTATTATCTGCAGATCAACTATCAACACCAGAATTTACCGTAGTCACAGTAGGAACTGGAATTGCAAACAATCCATTTACTTGGACTGTTACTACTTTTGCAAACTTTCCATTAATTACATCTCAAGTTGGACAGTGGTATAGTAATAAAACATTTAAGTTTGATGGGTATACTATCGGAACAGTTCTTCCTATTCTTAAAGAGATTGTGGGTAGTTATGGGGATATAGATGATGGATTGGATAATACTACTAGCACCAGATATCCTGGTTTCTTGAAGTGTGAAGGGCAGTCACTTAATGCCGCTAGATATCCTTTCTTATTTGATATTATTGGTAATAATTATGGTGGCAATGGCATCAAAGATTTTACTGGTGCGTATTCAGGAACCTTTAATTTACCAGACTACAGAATGAGAAGATTATGTGGAGTTGGATTTGTTGATGCTTCTCAAGGCAATTCTGCATTCTTGCCAGTAACAGGTTCTGGACTATCAATTCAAGATCCTGGTGGCGAAGGAGGATATTGGTATTTTGATAGAGTTGATACTTTAGGTCAACAACCTCTAGAGCAGTTAGAAGGAACTGGCAATACTAGTTTGATTAGTCGATTCTTTTCACTTGGAACAGTTAAAATTTCTAACTTAGAATCGATTACTGATAGTATCATATTTAATGTTACTGGATCTATAAATGGTATAATTGGACCAATGGATCCAGTAGTTGTTGTTCCACCAGTACATAATCATTTTTATATTTCTGCTATTCCTGCAGGTGATAGTGGAGATCCTGTAATTAAGTGGGGGAATGGAACCGGTAGAGGTATGTTTGGCGTTGGAGAAAGACGTGATGAGCTTGGCGTTTCAGCAAATGACGACGGATCAGAAAATCGGGAGGCTATTCTTGCAGCTTGGGCATCTTGGATTCGTACTCTTGGTGCCTTCGAAACCGAATTGAGATTATATTACGGATCCGACTTTAATTTAAATGACTGGGTAGAGCAAAATTTACCTTCTGGATTCCCTGTAAATGAAGAGTCTCCTGGCGGTGGAGTATTATCAGTTGGAGCCACTGATTTTGGACCAGAATCCAATGACCAATCAGTTGACGTTGATTTTTTAAACTGGTGGATTTCTAGTATTACTAGTCTACCTAATACTTTAATCGGGACAGACAGTGCATCATTGGCAGGACTTGGCAATACTGGCAACTATAGTCAAGCGAGCACAGGAGAAGCAGCTGCTATTATTGATACACGAGAAGGAAGATTTCTTATTGATGCTTATCTACCCCCTAATGGCACAACTTTTACTCATTCACATAAACTTACGGAAGATACTGTTGGTAATTTACAAACTGATTTTACTGGTGGTAATGTAGACGGATCTGGTGAGGTTACTTTAGGTGGATTAACTGTTGGATCAGGATTGGGAAATGCAAGTGACGCAATAAGTGTTGAATTTGTAACAGGATCCGGATCTCCTCAAGATCTTTTTATGGATATGACAGACGGAATATTTCAATTTACAACAAGTGTTAAAAAACCAATTCCTGATGTTACAATGAGACCACAACGACAAGTTCCAATTATCAATGCATTCCACAAAACTAAATATATCATTAAAGCATTTTAACTATGAATCCTCCTGAAATTCCTGATTATAGACCTTTTGAATTGATGCAAGATGAAAATATTACCAAATCCAATTTTACAGATTTTATAGGAGTTTGGGATAATTTTATGCCCAAACCACTATGTGAACAAATAATAACTTTTTGTGATATGATGATGGAAATGGGTAGCATACCCACCACTCCAGATGACACCTCTTCAGAAGTTTTTCAATCACAAGATTACTACCAAGGATCTTTGAAGAGATGTGATAGTGCATTTCTTTTAAATTACAGTAATAAATTATTGTGTTATCAGATAAACAGTATTTTAAGATCTTGTGCCAATCATTATATTTACAAATATAATTCTTTGAGAAATACTGGATTAATTTCTACAGATATTAAAGTTCAAAAAACACCTCCTGGTGGTGGTTATCATATTTGGCATCACGAAAATGCAAATTTAGATCATGCTGCTAGAGAATTGACATGGATGATTTATTTGAATGATATGCCAGATGGCGAAGCAGAAACTGAATTTTTATATCAACGTAGAAGAATAAAACCAACAGCAGGAACTGTTGTTATATGGCCAGCAGGATATACACATCCACATAAAGGAAATACGGTGATGACAGAAGATAAATATATTTTAACAGGTTGGTATATCAAAAACAAATAAAACTCATGATAAAAAGAAACCTAATCCTAGAAATTGATTTCATCAATAATGTTATCGCTTGGGGAAACTCCCCTTCAGATCCAAATCTTGGGGCAATTGCTGACAAAAAGTATGGATTCTCTGATGAACTGAAGGGTAAGTTTTTAACCCAAGTTGATTCATTTTGGCATAATGAAAATGACCAATTGCAATTTTTTCAGTTATTTAACACAGGAGAATATTTTTGCCAAAGAAAAAAGAAAAAAATCAACTTCTCGAATGATAGTTTTTATTGGATTCAATATGAATTCAAAGCAGCATCTACTTCTCAAGCAGAAGATTTAAATCAACAACTAACAACTTTCTATAGTGTTGTTAGGGAAGTTAAACAACTTAATGCAGAAAAAATTATTGCTAAAGTTGATCATGAGGCAGCATTCTTTGAACAAAGATGGTACAAAGTAAGAAGAGAAAAGCAAGTTATGCTGTCTCAAAGTGATTGGAGAGTGTTACCAGACATCGATGATTCGTATGAAGGAGAAAAAGCAGAATGGATTGCATGGAGATCTTATTTGAGAAATATGGTGATCCTTTCACCAAATGATGAGTCTTTTAATAACTCTGGTCTTACTTGGTTTAAACATGTCATGAATACGAGATATCCAATTGACCCTGTAAATTATAAAAAGAAATATCCCAATGGATTAGATGAAAATGGAAATGCTGCACCAGCATTTATGGATGCAAACGATTTGAATCAATGGACTAAGTATGATTCTGTTGCATCTTCTGATTTCTATAAGAGTAGAGAGCAAAATGTTGTTGCTATGGCAGGAACAGCATTTGTCGGTAAGAAGAAAATTGATCAATCAGTGAAAGATTTAATGAAACTACTAAGAGTTGAGGATGAAGTTCCAGTAAATTGGAGTGAATATTATGTTGAAGACTCTGAATTGGAGGAAGATTCTTAATGATATATGAATTTGAAATTTTAAATGATGAAAAATTGAAATATGTTATGTCATATTACAAGTATCTAGAATGGGGAGACGGTAAGGATAGTAATGCAAATAGAAGTATAAAAAGGTGCAATACTTCTTATTATGGTGATGCTGCTGTGCATCTCAATAAATATTGCACCAATGCACTATCCGAAAAATTAACATATCCATATTCTCTTAAAAAAATATCCAATTGTTATTTTTCTGAATTTAATACTAAAGACTATTACAACTATCATCATGACCATAACCCATGTGGTGGTGTTAATGCTCATTGGAGCGTAACATGTTTTCTTAGTGATCCAGACACTTACGAAGGAGGAGAATTAGTACTTCAAATTGGTGGGAAAGAAATTGAATACAAATTGCAATCAGGATTTGCCGTAGTATATCCAACTGGTATTTTGCATAAAGTAAATGAAATAACAAGTGGATCTAGGAAAGTATTTTGTGCATGGTTGCAATCTTCTATATCTAGTAAATTTATGAGATCTCATGTATTGGATTATGGCATACATCTTATATCAAAAGATCTTACTAAAGAAATGGGAGAATTTGATCGTTTTCGTATGGAGTTAATACGTGAGTTTTCTAATGACCTCTGACATTATAAAATATGACAATTTTCTAAACCTAGAAGATTTTAAAAAAATACAAGACAAATTATCAGAACCAAATTGGTATTATGGGCATGGTTCATATCGTCCAGGACAAAGTGGCAGAAAAAATGTATTTTGGTGCATGAGTCTACAAAAAGATGATTACTTCACAGAATATCTTCTAAATATCATTGAGGAAACGACTCAGGAAGAATACATTTTACATGATGTTTATGCTAATGGGCATACATTTGGCACAATGGGAGATTTCCACGTTGATTGGAATGATATTACCGGTAGAACATTTTTATATTATGCAAATGCTAATTGGAAACCGGAGTGGTGCGGTAAAACTATGTTTAATGTGAATGGAAACATTCAATATTTTGATCCTAAACCAAACTCTGCATTGTTTTTCCCCGGTTGTATACCACACTGTGCTGAGGCAACTTCTAAATTATTCACTGATCTCAGAGTAACTATTGCTTGGAAACTGCAACTTAAATAACCATGAATACTTCTTACGAATTACTTTATTTTGACAACTTCATCGAAAGTTATGCGCGACTAGTAAATAAACCAGTAGTTTATTATAGATCCACTGGTTGGAATAATAGTAGTGATGTTGATGCTATTAATGCCTCGTACGAGATATATCGCACTATATTACCAGTTGATTTGTGGACTGCATTAAAGCAATCTGAACATGTGTTCATGATAGTTGATAATATTGAAGATACTGTGACATTTTTAGAAAACAATTTACCAGAATCTCAAGCAGGAACATTAGTTCCGGAAAATTATCTTTTTTATTCGTTATGTAACGCTGAAGGTCAAACCATTGCATCTAACGAATAATGTTTTCCGATATATTTTACCTTGTTAACAAATACAGTGTTATTAGACAAGAATATATTTCTACTATAGAAGTAATGCCTAGAAGATTTACTTCTTTAGTAAGTGATCAATACTTGCCAGTATTATCTGAAGAGTATAAAAATAAACTTAATGGTTATTTTAACTTTACTTTTCCCACAAGAGGAAAACCCATCTACGAATTTGATAAAGACTTGTGGATAGAATATTCTGGAGACACTGTTATTGGATATGATGCTAAATGTCCCTTAGTTTATCATGATATCTCTAAACCTAGTATCTGGAATAGATTTGTTCGTTTATCCCAATGTCCTGAACTAAATGTATGTAAGGAAAAGATTGATAAAATAACTTCTATTACTGATATCAATAAGACGAGGATTTTTTCAATTTCTTATGACGATGAGATGAATTTGACTGGAGTAAAACTATATGATTCTGCGTATGATCTAGGAAATTTTTATAATAATGAAACTTTAAGTGATGTCAATACTTTTGTTCAAACGAACAAAACAAAGATGAATGCATTTGTCGAAATTAGTCCAAATATAGATAAAATTTCGTATTTTATTGATTTTGCTTTTACATTGTCAGAAACAAAGGATGCTAATGGTTTCGTATCTTTAGTAGATGTAACACCATCATTAGTAGATGCATACCTTTCTGTAATGAAACGAGATACAAATCAAATTATCACAAGTGAACAAGCAGATTACATTAAATCTAAATGTATTGGTAATAGTGCATTTGATTTAGAGTTTATCATAAATGATTCTGGTGAGATCGAGGATATTATATTACACCATGTTAAGATAGCAAATTTTAGGGACTTGACATTAGAGTGAGTCTTGTGCTATGGTAGCAGAGCGTCCGTAGAACCCCATGGATTGGAATAGCACCACGAAACACGAGAAACGTAAAGATGCGTTCTACATCTTCTATGAGAGCGTTCTCAAACCAGACTATCAGCTACGTCAGGACGCACATGATCAGGAATGCTATCATGAACTGCTAGAATGGCGCACAGAAATCATTGCATACCTAGATCAACGAAGAAACGAAGAATTCAACTTATGACTATTGAAGGACGCCCAAACATCAAAACCTCAGACGATTACTGGAAAAATGAGTATTCAAAACAGCGCAAAGATCGTATGCAAGATGCGATTGATGATTATCTCAACGATGGTAAAGTATCAGCACGACAAACATATGAAGAGATGCTATCTGGCGTCGATGATGTGATAGAATATCACAAGACAGCATACTGTCGTGCTATGTCTCTTCGAGATCTTATGACAGGCAACACCGCTCTCAACCTAGACCACAGTATTCCTGAACGCTACTAATGACTGAAGAAGACTTTAAACAAGCAATCAACAATATGTTGATGATGCAGAACAACAATGATCACAACTTTCAGATTTTACAAGCACAAATTGATAATTTGCAGAAACAACTAAATGAATTAAACGACCTTAAAGAAATGTTCAGATTGCCTAAACCAGAAAACAAAGATCGCCAACCATTTGAAGAGGTTGATTAGTGAAGTTTACTCGTGGTATGATTGTCAATTACCGCACCACCACGGGGTGGGTAGATTTTATTGGTGATAAGTATATCACTATTTGCTACATCGATCGACCTGACCCATCATGTCGTCATGGTCGTTATCAGTCAACTTTATGTGTTTTTCGCGAGTATTGGAATGAAGTATGCAGTTGTATGGATGAAGAACAAGAAGAAGGGGCAAGCGAAGCAGCAAGCGATCTTCTATAACTTAGATGACGCTGGTATGTGGGAGCAACACATCAACAAAACAGTACACGCTAAGACTAACATTATCCCTATCTTTAGTGACACTTAATGAACTGGTTGCAGGTGGTTGACGCCACCTGCTTTTTCGTGTACAATTACAGCATAGTCACAAACACCCATGATCGAACTGAACAAGGTTTATCACTTCAAAATTGAAAACTTGTTTCACCCTGATTGCCCTAAAGGTATAGTCAAAAATCTCAGTAAGAAGATCTGTGAAGATGGTCGAACATCTTCTCCTGTTATCACCACATATGTTCATGAACAGTGGTTCCCTGAGTTGACTTACGTTGACAAAAAGTTTATCGATTTTATTGGTAAAATTATTGAGGGTATTGATGAAGAGAGTAATATAGAGAAAAAGATGTTTACTCTTTCTGGTGGTTCTAAGTTCTGTCCATCTAACATGGTTGGTAAGGGTCGCACTATTGATCCTGTCAAATCTCGTCAAATTTGTGAAGAGAATAAATTAATCTATCTCCTCGCTGATGCTACCGAGTTTCCTAATGTTTATGTAACATTCGTGGATGGTATTGAACTGCATGATCGCCACAAATCATGTAGTATCGGTTATAATGATAAGTGGCGTAACTTTTACTTTGGACGTAATGTTGTTTCTTGAAGATTGTTTGAATGGTATGAAGAAATTGGAGGACGGTAGTGTAGATGCTATCGTCACATCTCCACCATATAACCTCAACATCAAATATGGTAAGTATGATGACAACAAACCACGTCAAGAGTATATT